GTTACAACACTCTTGTCGTTGACTATACTGGTCTTATGTATATGCTCGACACTTATGAACATCCTATTGTTTTTGATTGTACGCACTCTGCCCAAAAACCCGGGGGACAAGGCGATAGCTCAGGTGGCAATCGTGATTACGTGCCTGGGTTGGCTCGTAGTGGGGCTGCTCTTGGGATCAGAAACTTTTTCTTGGAAGTCCATCCTAACCCTGATGTAGCACCAAGCGATGGTCCTAATATGCTACGCTTAGAAGATTTTGAACAGGTAGTAAAAGACATTGTAACCTACAGTTATGGTTGGTATGAATGAAAACTGCAATACTAATTCCTGCACGTTACGGTAGCACACGTTACCCCGGCAAGCCACTAGCTATGTTAGATGGTGTGCCTATGATAAAACGTGTGTATGACGCTTGTACAGCGTCTGGGATACCAACATACGTGCTTACTGATGATGTACGCATTGCTAGTGTATTTCAAAACACAAGTGTTATTATAGACGACACAGACTATGCAAACGGCACTGAAAGATGCGCAGGTGCAATTAAACTAGACTATATGCAAAAGTATGATCAATTTATTAATGTACAAGGTGATATGCCTGATGTAACATTAGAGATGATTGAACGCTGTGTTAAGTGGTTGCAATACTATCCTGTTAGTACAGTGTTTACTAGTATGACTGAAGAAGAACAAAACAATCCTAACTCAGTTAAGATGGTTAGAGCAGGCGATCAGGCTCTATGGTTTGGTAGAGGAATGACAGGATACGGTGAATGGCACTTAGGTATATATGGATATAAACGTAACCCATTAGAATTGTATTCAGACTTAGAGATTACTCAAGAAGAAACTATTGAGCAACTTGAACAACTACGATGGTTAAAAAGTGGTTGGCAAATAGGTTGTAGTAGTGTATACTTTAAAGGAGTAGAGATAAATTCACCAGAGGACATAGACATATGGCATACCAAGCATTTCCAGTAAAAGAAGTTCTTGCTTGCATTGATCAAAATGCAAAGTCAGTTTGGAAAGAACTAACTGACGAACAAAAGAAGTGTGTTAACTTTTGGTTGCTTAATCGATATGCTAGTTCTGTTGCAGGTCCAAGAGAAGCACAAGAGCTTGCTGTTGTTATGACTAATCAGATCTACAATAAGAACTGGAATGAGCTAGGAACAAGACATCCGCAACTGCAATGGCAGTTATTGTGTGCAACACATAATGCAAGCAGTAGTATGCGAACACATCAATGGATTGGCTTCAAGAAGAAAAAAGGTGACAATAGCAAAGGCGTAAAGCTACTTGAAAAAATATATCCTAATATGAAACAAGATGAAATAAGTTTACTTGCTAACCTATCTACAAAAAAAGAACTTAAAGCATTAGCGGAGGAACACGGTATTGATGCTAAACTTTAAGCGTAAAAAGAAAATAGTATTTGCTTGTAAGAATCATTCTATTGTAGATTTGTATCCAATAGTCCCTGCATCAGAAGTAAAATTTAAATGGCTGAATCGTGTAAACGATGAATACAAACAGTTTGTAAAATACGAAAAAGAGAATCGCTTAGACTTAGAAGGCAGGTCTACTCACCTAAGACGTTGCCCGGGTATATTTGAATTAATGGACACTGGGTTTATAGTAACTGCTCCTTGGGATTTACATATTGAAACTAGGAAAGATCGACCAGGCGAAATTAGATGGACTGCTCCAACTACAATGCCTGATGAAATTTTAAAAGCGCCACCTGTACAAACTCCGCCTGCTAGTCAACTGCCGTTTAGACCCGGAACATTAACGTCAGTAGTAAAACTAGATATGCCGTGGTTTATATTTGCTACACCAGGAATAAAGTTTATGGTTACACCTATACCATATCCTGACACATTTGAATTTGAGGCTGCACACGGAATACTAGACCCAAGTGAAAGTCCATTTGTAAATGTTAATATGTTTTGGAATGTAGTAGATGGAAAATATACAATTCCTGCAGGAACACCGCTTGCACAAATAATACCATTAACAGAAGATGTATGTAATGTTGAAGTACGTACAATAAACGAAGAAGAAACAAAGTATACGGAAAAACATTATTATGCAAGAAGTAAAGGGTTTGTTTTTGACAAAAGCAGGATTAAAAACCTCTATAAGCGATATTTCAAAAACTTGTGAGTGGCTATCTAATATGAAACAAAATGACAAACCATATAAGTGTGAATACTGCGGTAGCAGTTATGTAAGAGAAAAAACTCTCTTTGCGCATATGTGTGAAAAGAAACGCAGAGCATTACAAAAAGATGAGAAGCGTGTGCGCTATGGCTTTTATGCATTTGGCAGATTCTATAAACTAAGTGCAGGCAATAAAAAAGAAAAAACATATGAAGACTTTTGTAAGAGTCCTTACTATAATGCATTTGTAAAGTTTGGAAGTTTTCTTAATAACGTACAACCTTTGTATCCAGAAAAATATATTGACTATGTTGTAACTAGCGGAGTTAAATTAGATCACTGGTGCAAAGATGAGATGTATGAAAAATATGTACTGCAATTTATTTTAAAAGAAGATGTAACTACAGCATTAGAACGTAGTGTAAAAACAATGATGGAATGGGCTGCCGATAATGAGCCTGCTCCTTGGAATCATTACTTTCAACACATTAGTTTGAATAGAGCAGTGTATCAAATTAAGGATGGCAAGATTAGTCCTTGGCTTATACTTAATTGTAAAAGCGGTAAAGAGATGCTAAGTAAATTTAATGATGAACAACTTACTATGGTGTATCACGTTATTAACCCATCTCACTGGGCAATGCGATTTAAAAAATTATCAAATGATGTACAACTTGTTAAAGACGTTGCAAAGGAAAGCAATTTATAATGCCTGATATCGATATAGATTTTGCTGACAGAGATATAGTTTTATCAAAGCTAAAACATCGTGTGGCAAAATTAGGCACTGGCAAGAAACACAACACTGGAGTGTATACTACTGAAGTACCGCACAATCCAGTAGACAACTTATCTACAATCGAACACAAGACCGCAGAAGAACGCGGCTACTTTAAATTAGACTTTCTTAACGTAAGCATATACAAAGACGTTAGAGACGAAGCACACTTAACAGAATTAATGGAAAGGACACCACTATGGCAACTTCTGGAACACACGGACTTCAGCGACAAAGTATTTCATCTAAACGGGCACGGAGAACTATTGAAACAATTGAAACCGTCATCGGTAGAACAATTGGCAGCGACACTAGCGATCATACGTCCAGCCAAGAGGCACCTAGCGAACAGCAATTGGAATTCAATTTTAGAGGAAGTGTGGACGAAGCCGACAAACGGTGAATACTTTTTTAAGAAGGCACACGCATTTGCTTATGCGTTAAGTGTAGTAGTTCATATGAATTTAATTTGCGAACAACTTAATTCTTAGATTTTTTGACCAGTTGAACATTTTTACGCTTTACCCGCTTAACTGATAAGTTATTGATATTCACGCAAGGTCCCATAGTAACTTTTACATCTTTTGAATTCATTGTTGTTAGAACGTATTTAAAGTATTGCATTTCATTACGTAGAAAGATGTTAATAGGAATTAATCGATTTGACTCCCACCACCATACTTCACCTAAATCTAACAGTGCTTTCTTCTCTTGTTCAGATTTCAATGAAGTGTAAACAAACATTGATGTTACCCACTGGTCCTGATTGGCAATGATGCCAATGTACTCCTGGCCGCCATAAACGACAATACTTAGGAAGGGAAATTTTTCTTGTATCTCTTTAATTAACATTCTGTTCCGATAAATAGTTATATGCAACTTATACCTAGATATTTAGTCAAAAACAAAACTACCCTCATTGCAAATGAAGCAGGGTTACTTACGGAGTATAGACCAGTGTACAGCAGACATATAAACGTATTCACGGGCATTGATAATGTCTTAGATTTTAAATTATTAAACGCAGATCAAAAACGAATTGATCTAGCAACTTACGACAGCATAAAGTTTCAAGCATTTGATGAAAATCAAAGTTTAATTATTGAACACAACGCTGTAAATGTTAATCAGTCAAAAGGACTTTTTAAAGTTACAATTACTGAAAATGATTTATTAAACGTAAAAGCACAATACCTGAGCTATAACATATACCTAGTTGATTCTAATAACAACAACGTAACTACATACTCCAATGCACACTTTGGAGGCAGTGGAGTTATTAAAGTTGAATCATCTCAGTTCCCTGGACCACGTGATACAATGTCAGTTGCAACCTTTACAGAAGACAATGACAATTGGTATTCGGAAGCACTAAATGCTGAACCAGGTATTAATGGCAATGAAGCGTTACATACTGCGGTAGTATATACAGATAGCTATGTTGGTGATGTAGTAGTTCAAGCAACATTAGACAATCAAGTTATTGGCGGCACAGTATGGGCCGATGTTGCAACGTACACAATGACTGGATCTGAAACAGAACCAACTCCAATAAACTTTAATGGCGTGTTTAGTCACTTACGCTTTAAAGCAACAGCTAATCCAGCAGAAAAAATAACCAAAGTTTTAGTAAGAAACTGATTGACAAACTAGTCTAACTACGCTATAATAATAGTATGAGTGTAGTAAACGATACAGTTCTGACATACATACCGCCTAAGCGTAAGACAACGCCTAGTGGTTGGTTATCCTTTAATGCGCCTTGTTGTCATCACAATGGCAATAGCGCAGACACTCGTGGCCGCGGAGGCCTTATAAGCAACCCCGATGGAGGCGTAAGTTATCATTGTTTTAACTGCGGCTTCAAAGCGTCCTGGCAACCGGGCAGGAACTTCTCACATAAACTGCGTAAACTCCTACAATGGATGGGAGCACCTGACGATGTAATCAATAAGGTAGCACTAGAGGTTATGAGAGAAAATGAAGGAGTTGAAGCTAAAACACTAATAGCCCAACTACCAACTTTCAATACTGTCCCGTTGCCAGATGATGCTATTAAGATTACAGACATAACAGACTTCAACAAGTTTAGTATGGCTGTGCTAGAGTATATGGCTGCACGTAATTTGAACGTAGATGATACAGACTATTACTGGTCTCCTAGTTTAGGATATCGTGATAGATTGATTATACCTTTCTACTATGAAGGACGTATTGTAGGCTGGACTGGTCGTAGTGTTAACCCAGACAAGAAGCCCAAGTACCTAACAGAAGTGCAACCTGGATTTGTATACGGACTAGACGAACAAAATTATAATAAGTCGTTTGCTATCGTATGCGAAGGACAACTTGATGCTATCCATATTGACGGGTGTGCATTAGGTGGATCCGAAATAAGTGACCAGCAAGCAATGCTACTTAATAGATTGCAGAAGCAGATTATAGTATGTCCTGATAGAGATATTGCAGGTAAAAAACTAGTAGAGCAAGCAATCGACTTAGGTTGGAGTGTTGCGTTGCCTGATTGGTCTTCAGAAATTACAGATATTAGCGAAGCTGTAAGTAAATACGGTAGGCTATATACTTTGTACAGCATTGCTAATACTGCTGAAGATAGCCCGTTAAAAATTAGATTGAGAGCAAAAAAATGGTTTACATAAAGAAGTTTTGGAAATGGATTACAACTCCGTATACAAAATATAAAGAACGTAAAGAATTACAAAAGCGATTAGACGAAATGAAAAAGAGAGATCCTTTTATATACAAATAGAAAGTAGTGCAATGAAAACAGAATTTGAAACTGGGATTTTTGAAGTCCTAAAAAAGATGATGAAGGGCAATAGCCTAGTGTTAGCAGTAATATATACGCTAGGACATATTGTAATTGCAATGACAGTTGTTAGTACAATGACTGGAGCAAGCCTTTGGGAAGCTGGAACTGTTGCACTAGTTGAACCTGCAATTAATGGAGTATGGTTTTACGTACTACATAACTTATGGAAAAAATATAACCGATGATTACTTGGGGAATAAGTGCAAACAGCCACGATGCTGCCCTTGCAGTGTTTAGTAAAGATGGACTTGAGTTTGCTAGTCACAGTGAACGTTTTAGTGGTATTAAAAACGATGCACATTTAAATTTTAAATTAATTGATTACGCCAAACAATATGGAGACCCTGATGAAATTATTTGGTATGAAAGACCCTTTAGAAAAACTCTTAGACAGTTACGAGCAGGGCAAGGATGGAATTATAGTGAGAACAATATTAAGAGGTACCTTAAGAGTTATGGTATCACTGCTCCTATTAAGTATACTAGTCACCATCATAGTCACGCTGCCGCTGGTTATTACACTAGCCCTTTTAGCGATGCTACTATCGTATGTATTGACAGCATTGGAGAATTTGAAACACTAACTGTTTGGGAAGGTAAAGGCGACAAACTTAAAAAAGTATGGAGCCAAGGATATCCTAACTCAGTAGGCTTGTGGTACAGTGCAATGACACAACGTATTGGATTAAAGCCTAATGAGGATGAGTACATACTTATGGGTATGGCAGCATACGGTGACCCTAACCGCTTGTGGTGGGATATGTATGATATGGTTGATTACATTGATGGCCCAGACGTTAGATACAAAGACAACTTACATCGCGGGTGTAAACGTTGGATGCCAGAGCTTACTACAGAACAGGATATGTTTGACATTGCGGCAGCTACCCAAAAGATGTATGAGTTTACTCTTGAACAAATATTAGATTGGGCGAAAAAGAATACAAAGAGCAGAAACTTAGTTCTTATGGGAGGTTGTGCATTAAACTGTAGTGCTAACCATCTAGCCTATAATTATTTTGATGACGTATGGATTATGCCAAACCCGGGCGATGCTGGCTCGGCTATTGGTAGTGTACTAGCACACAAGAAAGAACATATGCCTATGGATCACGCATACCTAGGCTACAACATTGAAGGAGACTACCCAGTTGAAGAAGCAATCAGTGAACTTAAGAAGACGGGAATCGTGGGCGTTGCGAATGGCAGGGCGGAGTTTGGCCCTAGGGCTTTTGGCAACCGTAGCCTACTTGCTGATCCCCGTGGCACAGACATCAAGCGTCGAGTCAATGACATTAAGCAGAGACAGCAATTCAGACCCTTTGCCCCCGTGGTGCTCTATGAATATGCAGGAGATAACTTTAAAGGGTGCTACAATAACTATATGCAGTATACCTCAACTTGTATCAGTCCAGACTTGTACCCTGCCATCACTCACGTGGACGGAACAAGCAGAGTACAAACCGTACCAGATGACGGAAGTGGAATTCGAAAGCTGTTAGAACGTTGGTACGAAGAAACAGGATGCCCTATGCTACTAAACACTTCGCTCAATATCAAAGGTAAGCCTATGGTAAATGACTTGACAGATGCACAAGAGTTTGCTATAATGTATAATGTAAAGGTAGTATCATAATGATGAATGTCGCACAAGTATTTCCAAGATTGATTGGTATTGTTAACTTCCAGCAGAATATGGATGACATTAACAATCAGCTAGAACAAGTTAAGTCTAGTAGTAAAGACTTTGGTACTCGGAGTGAAGATTCATATGTACTTGATCAATTACCTTTTTCAAATTTTAAACAACAGTTAGTTGAACACGCAAATGCATATTTTGAAAACGTTCTTTGTTATAAGCCCAGTGACTTACGTATGACACAGAGTTGGGTTAATGTTAAATCGCCTGGTGAACATCACTGGCCGCATAAGCATCCTAACAGTGTTGTTAGCGGAACGTATTATTGGCAAGATGATATTGTGCCGTTAGTGTTTTCAGATGATAGAGAAAGTAACTTTCATATTGAACACGATCAAGATAAATTACAAGAATTTGATATGGCACAAAAAATAATGAACTGCTACGTTCAAAAAAATACACTAGTATTATTTGAATCAAATCTAATGCACGGCGTTGGTCCTAACGATGGAAATAAAGATCGATACAGTTTGGCATTTAATATGTTTCCTGCTAAACTTGGAAATAAAGAAGTACTATCCGAACTTAACATAACGCAATTAACAAAGTGAATATATACTAGATGAGCACAAGACAAAACACAGACTATGGATATGATATACAAAAAGTATATCTAGAAATGATGATGAGCGATGCTGAGAGCTTTGTACGCTGTCAGGCTGTGTTTGATCCAGATAGTTTTGATAGAAGACTGAAAGCACCAGCAGAGTTTTTAAACAACTATGTTAGTGAACACAATGCATTGCCTACGTTTGATATGATCAATGCGGCAACTGATGTTAAATTAAAAGATCCAGGCACACTACAAGAGAATCATTATGATTGGTTGCTTGCAGAGTTTGAAACGTTTAGTAAACACAAAGCACTAGAAGCGGCGATCCTAAAGAGTGCTGACTTGCTTGAAAGCGGTGAGTATGGTGCGTGTGAGGACTTGGTTAAGAAGGCTGTACAGATTGGCTTGCAGAAAGACTTGGGTACAAACTACTATGCTGATCCAAGAGCAAGACTAGAAGGCATTAAGAGTACAAACGGACAGGTAAGCACAGGCTGGCCAGCTATGGACAAGAAATTGTTTGGTGGCTTTAACAGAGGCGAGTTGAATATCTTTGCAGGTGGTTCGGGTGCAGGTAAAAGTTTGTTCCTTGCTAACATCGGTGTTAATATGGCTGAGAAAGGCTTGAACGTAATCTACTTGACACTAGAGCTTGCAGAGAGTTTAGTTAGTATGAGACTTGATAGTATGACAACAGGCATTCCAAGTCGTGATGTGTTTAAGAACATTGATGACGTTGAGATGAAAGTTAAAATTATTGGCAAGAAGTCAGGTGCGTTCCAAGTTAAGTATATGCCATCAGGCAAGACAGCAAATGATGTGCGTAGTTACATTAAAGAGTATGAGATTAAAACAGGTAAGAAGGTAGACGTATTACTAATT